CTCTAATGCGTACCGAGTTCGGACGTAAGCGTACAGCGGACAAACGAACATTGCGCCTGTCAAACATTGGTCGTGACGATAGGGTCTTATGGAATGTTGTTAATGGTACTGAGAAGGAAGAGATTAAACCTGCTACCTACATTAAGTTTATGTACGGTCACTTGATAGAAGAGATGTTATTGTTTATGACACGCATGGCAGGACACGAAGTATCAGATGAACAACGTGTATGTGAAGTAGAAGGTATCAAGGGTCACATGGACTGTAAGATTGACGGGCTTGTTGTGGACGTTAAGTCAGCCAGTTCCTTCGGGTTCAAGAAGTTTAAGGACGGTACACTGGCTATGGACGATGCCTTCGGTTACGTTGACCAGATTAAAGCATACGCCCATGCCTGTGGTGAGACTGAGTTCGGTTGGTTAGCTATGGACAAAGCCAACGGTCATCTCGCGGTACTTAAGTACGACTTAGAGGATACCCAAGCCCCTATACACGAACACATCAAGGGAGACATTAGAGAGCGTATCAAGCACGTTAAGGAGATGGTTAAGGGAGATGAGCCTACTGAATTATGTACCAAGACAGTACCAGATGGTAAGTCGGGTAACATGAAGCTAGGCATCAAGTGTTCCTACTGTCAGTACAAGAAGCATTGCTATCCAGAACTGAGAGCCTTTGCCTATTCGTATGGTCCGAAGTTCCTTAGCGAAGTAGTCAACGAGCCTAGAGTACAGGAGATTAACCTTGAGCAAATATAAACCTAGAAAAACTAGCGGTAAGTTTAGGTCAGCGTTAGAGAAGGAGTTTTCAAAGGAGGTTAAACGTAAAGGCTTTGACTATGAACCATACGGTATGCCCTACACAGTGTTCAGAACTTATATGCCAGACTTTGTACACGAACCGAGTAAGACAGTAGTAGAGGTAAAAGGTTTCTTTCGTGTAGGAGACACCTTGAAATATAAGTCAATTCGTGATACAATAATAGTAGATGGTTACGAATTAGTATTCCTACTGTCTAACGAACATAAGAAGGTACGGAAGGGCGGTAAGATTACAATGGGACAGTGGTGTGTTAAGGAAGGTATGAAGCACTACACACTCAGCACCGCACAAGAACTTGTTAAATATGTTGAAGGAAAAAAATAATGTCACATACATTGGAGGAACTCAAGGAAGCAGTAGCAAGGGACTACGATGCAGTGTTAGTAGTTGAGGCTTTAGACATCTCAGTTGAGGACTTGCTAGAGGCTTTTGAAGATAGATTAATTAGGAACAGAGACTTATTTACGGAGGACGATTATGAACATTGATGACGATATTAAAGAACGAGATATGTACGACAACAATCCTGATTCGCCTCATTATGGTGAGATAATAGGAATGGCTGATATTGTAGCTGAGATTGAAGCCGAGAAAAAGAAATACGAAAAGCTGAAAAGAAGAAAGCTATTAAGGAGTTTAAACAATGAGTATTGATGATGCAAGTCCCGCAGACTGGGACAGATTAAGAGAGAAACACCCTGCTTTAGTTAAGAAGTACGAAGACTTTGTGACCAAGAATGAAGATGTAGTCAACAGTCCTCAGCACTATAACTACGGTAAGATAGAATGTATCGAAGCCATAGAAGAGTCTATGACACCAGACGCATTCAAGGGTTACCTCAAGGGCAATACTATGAAGTACCTGTGGAGATATGAGCGTAAGGGTAAAGGACTAGAGGATTTGCGTAAAGCACAGTGGTACTTGAACAAACTTATAAAGGAGGTAGACAATGAAAGGGCAGACGGATTACGGTAAGGGGTCAGAACGTAGACCCACCAAAGATGCCGAACAGTTTGCAAATAATTGGGACGCTATCTTTAAGAAACAAAAACCTAAAGAACAGAAACCAAAGGATAAGGAAGAGAAGAAATGAATCAGTACCAAGAGTTTATACACAAGTCCCGCTACGCACGTTGGCTACCTGAGGAAGGCAGACGAGAGCGATGGGATGAGACAGTCAATAGATACGTAGACTTCTGGAAGGAACGTGGTCAGATAAATGATAAGACAGCATTACAGTTGTTTAATGCTATCCATAACCTAGACGTAATGCCCAGTATGCGCTGTATGATGACAGCAGGTGAGGCTTTAGACAAGGACAACGTAGCAGGGTTTAACTGTAGCTATCTACACATTGACTCACCTCGTAGCTTTGATGAACTTATGTACGTCCTTATGTGTGGTACTGGTGTAGGGTTCAGTGTGGAACGTAACTTCATTACCAAGCTACCTGTCATCGCTGAGTCATTCCATGAGACTGACAGTACCATCGTAGTAGCTGACAGCAAGATTGGATGGGCTAGTGCATTCCGTGAGTTGATTGCTATGCTGTACGCAGGTAAGATACCTAAGTGGGATATGCACAAGGTACGTCCATCAGGTGCTAGACTTAAGACATTCGGTGGTCGTGCTAGTGGCGCAGAGCCTCTTGAGGATTTGTTTAACTTCTGTGTAGGTATATTCCAGAAAGCATCAGGGCGTAAGCTGACGAGCATTGAGTGCCACGATGTTGTATGTAAGATTGCAGACATTGTAGTTGTCGGTGGTGTACGTAGGTCAGCCTTGATTAGCTTGTCAAACCTATCAGACCCACGTATGGCTAAGGCTAAGTCTGGTCAGTGGTGGATGGACGAAGGTCAACGTAGACTAGCTAACAACAGCGTAGCGTACACAGAGAAGCCAGACTTTGAGTCATTCCTTACTGAGATGCACACCATGTACGACAGTAAGGCAGGTGAACGTGGTATCTTTAGTCGTGTGGCGGCACAGAAGATAGCCGCTAAGAACGGACGGAGAGACCCTGAGCAGGACTTTGGAACTAACCCTTGCTCTGAGATTATCCTACGCAGTAATCAGTTCTGTAACCTATCTGAGGTCGTTATACGCGCACAGGACGATTTAGTTAGTCTTAAAAAGAAAGTTGAAGTAGCTTCCATTATCGGAACTCTACAGGCTACCTTGACTGACTTCCGCTACCTACGCAACGTATGGAAAAAGAATACAGAAGAAGAAGCACTACTAGGTGTCAGTTTAACGGGTATATGTGACCACGAATTACTAGGTACAGATTCACCAGACCTAAAGAAGTGGCTAACGGAGATGAGAGATGTTGCTATTAAAACTAATAAAGAATGGGCTGAGAAACTTGGCATCAATCAGTCTACAGCTATTACTTGTGTTAAGCCAAGCGGTACTGTGTCTCAGCTTGTTGATTCTGCTAGTGGCATACATCCCCGTTTTTCTAAGCATTATATCCGTAGAGTACGTTCAGACAAGAAAGACCCACTTGCTCAGTACATGACAGCCGCAGGTTTCCCTGTAGAAGATGACGTAATGAGTAAGTCTTCATTGGTCTTTGGCTTTCCAATCAAGTCACCTGAGAGTAGTACCACAGTAAAGCAGGTAGGTGCTATGGAACAGCTAAGAGTCTGGAAGAAGTACCAAGACCACTGGTGTGAACATAAGCCAAGTATCACTGTTTATTATACAGATAGTGAGTTCCTGCAAATAGCACAGTGGATATGGGATAACTTTGATTCGGTCAGTGGTATTAGTTTGTTGCCTGTTAGTGACCATGTGTATCAGCAAGCCCCGTATGAGGACATAACCGCTGAGAAGTATGAGGAGTTACTTGCGGCTATGCCAGTTGATATTAAATGGGAAGACCTAGAACACTTTGAGAAGGAGGACAACACTACAGGTTCTCAGGAACTAGCGTGTGTCGGAGGAGCGTGTGAAATAGCATAGGTAAAACTAAGGGGGCGCAATGCCCCCTTTTGTTTATTCTTCTTCTTGAGTGAGACCCATCAAGCCCCTATACAACGTCCTTCCTGTTTGGAACTGTCCTGAGTTGAGTTTCTTAAGTTGAGCCTCTGTAATGTCTCTACTAAGAAGTATTTTCATTAACTCTGGATTTTTATAGGCTTCCTTCATTATCTTATTAGCTTGTGCGTATCCCATGTTTTTTAGAAAAGCAGTAGCCGAGTTAGATGCTGTACCTGCTAAAACAATAGATGCTGAACCAAACAAAGTGTTTACTAATTTAATACCACCCAATTTAGCCGCTGTAGCTGTTGCAATCGAAGGTTCAAACTTAAGACCTTTAGCACCTTTAGCAGACAAGGCTTTCTCTAAGGATTTGAACTGACGGAGAAGCATATCAAGACCCTCCATCTGACCTTTAGATTTAAAAACCTGTACTAATGGGTCTAGTTCTTTTAGGCTTTGGTTTAGTTTAGATAGTTGAGCCACATCTATTTTACCACCACCTTTTACCTGTGCCGCTATACTATCCATAGCTTGACCAACAATACGTCTGGATATTCCGTCTTGGAACACCTCTAAAGCACGTGGGTCTTGACCTAACTTAGCCTTAAGTCTTCTAGCGTTAGTTAAAGGATTAGAACTTTTAAGGATAACATCCATAATCTCGTTAGGAGACTTACCAGTCAAGCCTACAAACACATCTAATCTAGCGGCTTCAGCCTTTAACTCTGCGTTCTTAACAGACGCTCCCGCTTTGACAGCCTTTTTCCTAGCGTCCTTAATCATGCTACCTACTTCAGGAAAACGCTTGAACCAAGTCTTGTGTTGTGCTATGAATGCGTCAAACGTAGCTAAGTCAGTAGCGTCAACTTGCTGTGCAAACTTAGCTAAAAACATAGCCTCAGCGGACTTAAGCATACTAGACTGTGCCGCGTCACTAGCAGGGGTTGCTAAGTTAAATACTTCTTCAAACTCTCTGGTAACTACGTTTATGTCCGTTTCGCTTCTAGTTGCTCCACTTACAGCAGTCTCTAGTTTTTTCTCTGGTACTGCTTTAACAACTGTAGGCATTATAGTCCCTCTACCAAAAGTATCTTGTACTTTCTTAGAGTAAGCTGTAGCAGTCAGATAAGAGTCTCTAAAGGTTTTAGGTACGTTATTTATGTTATTAGTTAAAATATCTACTGCGGCTTGTTGCGCCTTTACAGCGGAGTCTTTGTCAACACTTATGTTAGGGTCACGGACCATCTCGTTAAGCACTGTACGAACAGTCTTCATTACCTGTGGGCTTTGTTTGTCACCCATAGGAACTTTAGGAAAAACAACATCTTTACCCTTCATTTCCTTTGACCCACGCTTACTTAAAGGAACTGTTACCCATCCCTTATCTGTACGCATTAAGCCTCTGCCTAAAAACTCAGCAAACTTCTCAACAGGTAAATTAGTTTCTCTATTAGAGTTTTGAACTATCTCTAATATTGCACGTTTAAAAGGAACAACATCAATTTGAAAACCACTGTCGTTGATTGGCTTCCACAAAGCATCCTCTTGTTTATTAATATCGTCAAATACTTTCTTAAACTCTCTGTTAAACTCTTTTGACATCTTTGTGACATCACCATTGTACAGAGGTAATAATGCTTCTAGGTTTTCTCTAGCGATACGAACCCTATCGTCAACACCCGACAACAAATCTTTTTCTATCTGAGGAAGTAGTTTTTCTACAGCTTCCCAGTTGTACGTTCCTGTTTCAGGATTAAGTAGCTTATTTAACTCCTGAGTCAAAGAATATTGTGCTTGGTCTATCTGGTCATTAATACTTCCTGCAAAAGCAGGGTCTTCAACAGCCAATGCTCTTTCTAAAATCAATAGCCCTGAATCATCCATATTCTGTGCAACAGACAAATGGTTTTCTACTCCACCTGCTTTGCTTGCGCTCTCTGCGGCTTCTAAAGCTAAATGTGCTTCATAAGGGTCTGTAGCACTTTCTCTTACACGACCAGAAGCAAGTCTTAAGTTATCAACACCGTATTTCTTTTCAAACAAACTTAAAGTGTTTTTATTAAGAACTTCTGTACCTGTGTCAGCATTTCGAGTCACACCTGTGTTTAAATCATAATAAGTAGGAGACCTTCTGAATATACCTGCGGCAATCTCCGCGGGTAAACTAACAGCAAGACTGTTTGAGCCTGTTAGTTCTGAAGCCACATAACCACCAGTAGCCATACGTACAGCTAAGTCTACCTCTGTTCTCAACGGGTTGTTTGCTAAGTCTCTAGTAATGCTTGCTCTAGTCCCTTCAACTCCCGTCATAGGCTTCCCTGTAACAGGGTTAAGTCTTGCTCCTTTCTTGTTAAACTGAAACAAACCCTTACCTAAATTACTTATATGTTTAGCCGCAACAGCGTTAGTGCCTACACCTAAACTAGTATACAGACCTACTTTATCGTAGTAATCAGCCATATCTGGGTCACTAACATAGCTTTGATTCTTAAACACTTCAGGTATAGTTAAGTTTTGACCCGCCTCCCATACAAAGTCTACTTCAGGGTCAACAGCTTCCACCATGTTTTTTACATTTTCATAACCAGTAGAGCCTATTAAGTAAGGAGCGCGTACAGCCGCGTCATACAAAGTACCGCCTACATGGGTATTAAACGCATTCATAACCTCAAGAACAGGGTAAGTAAAAGGAGACAATGTTCTTTCAATGTCTTCGCCTACCTCTTTAAAAAACCCTTTTCTTTTTTTGCGAGGAGCAGGGGGTTTATCATCATCAGGCAATGAAGGCAATACGTTTCGACGTTCTCTAGTATCTAACTCATGTATTGTTTCATTAGGCATATCAAAAGCTAAACTTTCTGCTGACACAACTGGCGTATCTTCAACAGCCATAGTGAAAGCTAAATTATTAGTAACTGCCATTAGTACGTTGCTCCTACTAAATTACCAGTGATGTCTGCTCTCTGTAGTACTTCTCTAACACTATACCCTTCAAACAATCGATTTAATTCTGAAAAAGTATAATCTTTAGTTGTACCGTCTGCTTGTTTTAAAGTAAAACCTGTAGGCTCTTTACCTGTAGACCAATACTGCCATAACTTACTGTCGTCCGTCAGAGCGTTATATCTATCATAAGTAACTTCTTTATCACCTACCGTTCTTTTTGCACCTTGTTTAAGTTTACTGTAAGGTAGCTTAGTTAAGTAATCATCCCACACAACAGCGTGAGCCTGTTTAGGAGTTGTGTTTGACTCAACGTGCCAGATGTTGCGTGAATCAGCAAAACCTGCTTCAGCTATTTTTGTTACTGCACCCTCTAGCTGTAAATTAGCGGCAAGTTCATTAAACTGCCATGCTTGTTTATAACTAGGTATTACTTCCTTCAAGAAGTATTCTCTTTCCGTGTCAGTAAACCCTCTACCCTGCTCCGCAATACGAGGCAACAAACCTTGAGCAGAAATCATTTGATATTGTGCTTTAGAGGATGTTAGCTTAGACCAACCTTCAGGTACTGCAATGCCTAAGTTCTGAAATACGTCTTGACCAATCTGTGCTAAATCAGAACTTACAGCAGATATTGCACCCGTGGCGGCATTAGACTCCATAGCCGCTAAAGTGTTTGTAGCGTTTTTCTTTTCCGCACTAGCTGTCTCTGCTTTACCTGCTGTACTTTCAGCAACAGTTTGTAAAGGAGTAAACAAAGTGCTTCTTCTTGCCGCCTTAGCTGTCTTTTCAGGGTCTACCGCTGTACTTACTAATGGTCTTGATGGTCTAACGTATGAAGTCGAAATACCAAAACCTTCTAACTCCGCAGGATTTATAGGAGTTGTACCATCCATTTTAAACAACTGACCGTTTTTCTCTATAGCCGTGCCTACTGTTGTGTTATTTTTTGTGTCCACTAAATTAACAATGTCTGGCTTAATTGTAGGAGTTATTTCTTTTTTCCTACCTAACACTTCAAGAGCCTTAGGTATAGAACCTTCAACATTTTTTCTAACCGCATTAGCCAGTGAGGAGTACTCAGGAGGCAAAGCATCAGCTAGTCTTTCTATCTGTGTTAATTTCTTTTGCTCGTCTGATTTATACTTCTGCGCTACTGCTGTTGCAAGCTGTTGTTGTACTGTAGGACCACCACTCATCAGACCACGTAATCCACCACCCATACGTTGTGCCGCTTGTGCGCCCATTTGCATTCTTTGTTGCTCAGGAGTCAACTGTGCTAGTGGGCTAATGCCGCCACTAGGAATGCCTGTAAGTAATCCTGCTATATCTCTGTTAGCCATTCTTATTGCCTCCTACGGGTTTAGTGTATCAAACATTTTTTCTAAGTCTTCTTCGGTTTCATCTATTTCTTTTTGTTGGTCAGTTTTGTTATCAAACAAACCACTAACTAAACCGCCCAGACCACCTAATAAAGAACTACCACCACTAGTGTCTACGTCATAAATCTGACCTAAGATTTGCTCTTGCATTGTAGGTTGTCTACCTAATAAAGCATCAGCTAGTGACTGCATTTGTTGTTGCTCTAAACGACTAGCTAAGTCTTCACCTTTTATTAGTGCTTCAACACCTGACTGACCTAATCTACCAAACAACTCAGCACCTGTACGTCTACCAACCCCAGGTAATTTAGCACTTTCAATACCCAAGCCTAGTGCTTCTAAGCCCATAGTTTCTGGCACGTAAGATTGTTTAAACAAGCCTGACCCTAAATCAAAGGCTTGCTTACGTTCAGCCATTACAGCTTCTCTAGCACCTAGACCTGCTTTTAGACGCGCATAAGCCAACGCTTGCTCTTGTGCTAACATTTCAGGATTAGAACCACCGTATGCCGCTGACTGTAAACCTAATCGTCCTTGAGACAACATACGCTCTTCTAAGGCTAAACGCTCACGTTGTTCCTCAGGACGTTGTAAGGCTCTAATATTTTCATACATATCAGCAGTAGCTTGAGTAGGGTCAGCACTTGCAACATCAAACATAGAACCTGCTTGACCAAACAAGCGACTAGCCATTGCTTGTTGTTCAGGAGATAGGTCTAAGGTATAACCACCTTCAGGGGTCGTAGTAGCTGTCCCTGTCCCTGTCATTACAGTAAACGGTTGGAACTTAGCCATACCTGCGGCTTCACCTGCAAGACCCATAGCTTCTTCATAGCCACGTTGTCCTATATCTCTTGCAGACTCAATGCCCTTTTCGCCCATTGCATATCCTGCACCTGCTTGGAGCAAATCTTCAAATGCACCCATTAGAATGTACCTCCGTCAATAGTGAAAGTACCTGATAAAGTACCTGCTAGTGTTGTTGTGCCTGAAATAGTTAATGACTGTGCTGTTGCTGTACCTGTAAAAGCAGGACTAATTAAGTCTGCTTTAGTAGCTACTGCTGTTTGTAAATTATTAAACTCCACATCAAATTCACTACCTACTATTTTTTTAGCGGCTGTTCCTGATGCTAGTCCGTCTTTAACTGCAAAATTAGTTGTTTTAGAATAATCAGCCATTTATTTTGTTCTCCCAAGTAAAACTGATGTGTCGATACTTTGTATAGAATAAGGCGCACCTAATACAAAAGCGTGTATGCCTATTTGTAAAACTTTACCGTTTCCTGTAGCATTCGCGGATGGTGTTTGTATGTAAACCCCTGTTGTATATTCTGCTGTAGTGTTATATTCTGAAACATTAAACTCTCCTGAGTCAGGCTCTGATTCAGAAGGAAAATAAGAAAAGTTATTTAAAAAATTTCTATCGTAATCCCAATACCAAACAAGACCAGACTGCGCTCCTAAGTTACCCACTACAGTAGCTTCAAGTTTTTTAAGAAACTTTAAATTAGAAGACAAGCCAAAATCCATTGCTGTGCTTTCATATTTAAACAGATAGTGATAGGCGTGAAAATGTCCTGAGCCGTCAGGACTTAAATCATAACCATCTACGTAACCACCATATTTAAATATACCAGAATCGTGTTCAACAGCACTAAAAGGATTAACTATTGCTTTTATTCCAAAATATAAACTATCGTCAGACAATACAGCAAAACTATAGGGAGTTATTGTATTCCATGTAGTTGCTCTAGCTGAACCATCAGGCAAAGGATTTTTTAAATCAAAACAATATAATATGTCTTGTTCAGGAAAAGATAACAAATAAAAAGCATCCTGAGGACTATAAACGCTTTTAACTTTTCCCTTACTCTGTAAAGCCGCTTGCATTAACTCTGTACGCACATTTTTACTAATGTTTCCTACGGGGCTTGATTTTTCTTGTATTGTCCTTCCTAAACTACGTACACCTTCGTTGGACAAAAATAATACATCAGTGCCTATGTTTTGTACAGAGTCTCGTTCAATACAACCAATGCCTTCAATAACGTCATGTAGTTTAAAAGCAACATCATTAGGAGTTTCTGCTCCTTCATATATAATAATAGAGTTACGACAAAATATAACTAAAAAGCCGTTGTGTGCCGACAAAGCTACAATTTCATCGTAGCCGTTAGGAAATACATTTGTAAGGTCTAAAGACCCTGAAGAACCTCCTGACCAGTGACCACCTAACAGTGTGTCAGACCAGTATATTGTACGTTTATTTTCAGCTACATCAGCCGCCCATAGCTTTCCGTATGCCGCTATAACCTCGTTAGCCTGTGGTGCTGTGCCGTTGGAATGTTGACTACCATTTAATTCTTCAATAGTAATAGCACCGCCTGAACCAACAGTCATAACCAACGGCTCGTGATTACGTTGGAACATAAAACACTTGTTTGCTAAACTAGCTATTTTCCAGTTATCATCCGTAATGGTTGTCCCTACGGGTGTTTTGTCAACTAAAGTAAATGTACCTGTAACTATTTTATTGTTACCTGTAGATACTAAAGTTTTTATACCGTCATAGTTTATAAACTCAAACAAAGACTTAACAGGTTTTTTATTAAATACAGCATAGCCTGTTGTAGATATGGGTATAACACCCTTACGCGCACCTATACGTCCAAATTTATCAATTATAGCATTCTCGGCTTTTTCTGCAAAAGAAGGGTCAAGAGTTACAGGAGAATCTTCAGTATTTAAACCAGAAAACCCTGTTGCCTTAATTGATACTGTCTGTAGTTTTTGAGCCATTAGCAAGCCGTCCATACAGTTTCAGAAGAGAATCGTGCCGCATCCATAGCTATAGCGTCAGCTAATGTAGTGTCAGCAATAGCGAACAGTTCCTGTGCTGATGTACCACCTGTCTCACCGCGTTCACGGGAAGCTAGAGCAACAGCGTACTGAATCACTGGTGCTGAAGGTACGTCAAGAACTGTAGCGTCAGCAGTAAATGGTGCTGTTCTATCCACCATGTTAAAACGTAAACTGTATACACCATCAGGAATAGGAAAAATATCTACCTGTAAATTACCACTACCGTCAAAACCATTCCAAGAATAATACGAAGGTGTGCTTTTTGGTGGGTCTTGATTTAAAAAAGCATTGTTCATCCAAGAAGAACTAGCTTGTCTCATAAATACATTAGATGTATCATTGAGTACATCAAGAGTTTTACTGGCTGACCCTACGCCTGTGAGAGCATAACTAAATACATTAGCTTGTGTATCTATAGTAAACGTGTTACGTAGCGAAGACCAGTCCCACGAATCTTCTACGATACGTTTAGCATCATTAACAAAGTCACCAATAAGTTTAGTGTAACTATCAGCACTGCCTACAGCAGTAGTTACTTCGTTTTCTCTTAGTCTTCGTAGTACACTATTTACTAGTTGTAAGTAAGTCATTATCCATACCTTCTTGTGTTTGTTGGACTAAGCATTCTTTGTGTAGACTTAATCTCTGTGTCAAATTTAAATAACTCTTTTTCAAATATATCTTCGACCTGTGTAGATTTTTCAGTACCTGCCATCATGCCTCCTATGCCGCCTATACCGCTTATTACGCCCTCTAGTAAATTTCCTAAAGGACTATCTACAGCATCTATAATTTCGTCCACTACGTCTACTATAGGCTCTCCTACGGTTTCTACAACCTCTTTAACAGGCTCTAGTACGTCTTCTGCTGTTGACAATACTTGCTCGCCTGTTTCTATTAGAGGCTCAAAGGTTTCACCTACGAACTCTAATGGTGGCTCTAGTACATCTACAATAACGTCACCAACATCCTTTACAATCTGAGGTGTTTCAAAGTCAGGTAAGTCTACACCTATAGCATCTAATGCTTCGTCACCAAACTCTTTAAGTAATGCTTCTTTACCGCTACCGCCTTCTATTAGTGTTTCCTGTACATTACCTAAACCTTCAGTAAATGTATTAGGGTCTAGTCCAAACAAGTCAGCATCAATACCTACGTTTGCTAGGGTGTCTTCAAGAATATTAGGAATAACGGAAGAAATAGCATCACTTTTGATTACATCTTCTAAGTCACCACCTGCCGCTAGTGTACCTGCGGCATTTAACAAAGGATTTCCTGTTATTGCTCCTGCTATGCTTATTAGAGGAGCAAGAGTTCCCAAGAAACCTGTGTCAGGGTCTAGTATATCTTCTGCTCTACCTTGAACAGTAGCATCATAACCCCCTGTTTTATCAGGATTATATGTAATACCGCTTGCATACTGAATGTTACCGCTAGGGTCAGCCATTCCCACAAGCCAATCTTTTTCCGTTAAGTCTGGTTGTTTTTGATGTTTTTCTGGAAAGTAAAAAGTATCGTGAGGAAGAATAGAATTACGTATAAAATCATCTTCACCTCTAAATGTTTTATTAACTGAAGGGTCAAACTGTCTAGCCTTCATAAACAAAGTCTTACCGTCTACTTCATAAGGAACGTAACCAGTATATATACCTTGATTTATATTTTCTTGAAACTCTTGACGATAAGCGTCATGTACTTGGTCTTTGTACTCTTCTTTACTTAATTCACCTTCACTTTGCAAATGCCATAAGTAATGTTTTTTATTCCCTGCATTTAAAGAATCAAAAGAACTTTGATATTCAGTAGGATTAGCAGTACGCAGATTATCTAACTGGTCAAAGGATGCAAGTTTTTCTTCATAGGCTTTATCAACTTTTTCTTGACTTTCTTTTAAGTTTGCTTCCATTTGAATAGGTATTTGAGCCATTCTTTCTTCATGCCCTTCCATATCCCACGTAAAGTCACTGTTGTTTAAACCGCCACCAAATCCCATTATTTATCCCTCTGTACTTTTTTAGTCTTCTCTACAGTTCTCATAGCACCTAAACCAAGCATACCCATTAGTACTGGCATCATAGTAGCCATATCTAAAACAGGGATTTCAATGGTAGAATTGGCAAGAGCAAGCGCAAAATTTGCCATTGGGATAAGAATGTACTGACTCGCAAGTCCAATACAACAAGTCCAACCAACAGCAGGTCTCCAACCCGACACAAATAGGCTCTTATGTGCCGCTTCTGTCTTATTAACTTCAAGTTGCGCTTTCGCAAGTTCCTGCGCGTGTTTTTCAGCCATTGTCGAAAGTTCAAAGGCGATAGCATTCTTCTTGTCTTTATCCTCTATGAATTTGTCAAGTAAACCTGAAACAGGTCCGATTAGTTGTTGTATCATAAATGCCTCACTTAAGGGGATTTGAGAGGTAGTCCATACCCTGCCACAAATCCTCTACCTCTTTAGTCAATGTCTTTATCTTACCATCAACATCGCCAATGTTTTCTATTATTATCTCAGCCTTAGCTACTGTACCTTTCATAGCCTCTATCTCGTTAGCTAACTCAGAAACGTCTGTATTGAGTTCTAACAGCTTTTCTTGCTGACTTAGTAGTGTCTCTAGCCTTGTGCCTAAAGTGGCTAGATTCTGCTGTATTGGGCTTACATCGGGTATCTGTGTAGCTTCTACTGCTTCTAGTCTTGAGTATAAACTAGAGGCTGTCCATACGCCACCACCAATAGTAGAACCAATACCAAGAACTATGGCAATCCATACGCCTTTAAAGGACGTACCACCAATCTTTAGTTCGGTGTCCTCTAAACTCATAGTTCCATACAGCCTGTTTCATACATAAAGCAATCATAACTCTGAGCAGTAGGACCAGTCAAATAGTACTCCGACTCGCTACCTACAGCTAATACTTCAGCTTCAGTTACATATAAATCTAAACCAAAGTTCTGACCGTTAAGATAAACTGCTGTTAGGTTTCTAGTAGTGTTATAACCCATAGTAACCCATTGAGCGTTAGCGTCATAAAAGATGTTGGTCTGCTCTGCTGTAGTGTTAGCGTTCTCTACGCCTTGCTCTAGGAACTCTACAGCTTCTTTGTTACCCGCTACCGCTAGGAATGCACTAGCGTTGTTAGCATGAGTTTCAATGTCATCTATACTGGTGTTGTACGTTTCTACTTCTTCCTGACTAATTGTCAATACTTCTATGTTGTCTGCTACAAAAGTCTGTACCTCAGCTTCCTCTTGAGGGCTAGAGGCTGACTCTGCTACCTCAGCTACTTCCTGTACAGCAATCATGTCAACCACTACTTCAGTAAATACACCAATAGCTTCATCCATCATGTCTAACTCAGTGTATGCTTTTTCTTCCAGTACAGTCTGTACGTCACCAAAGGCTTGATATGTTGACATACCAGACAATGCGTTGTTGTACGCTTGTAGTTGTTCCGCACTAATGTGTGCTGTGCTTGATACAGTACCATCAGACAAGCCTGAGCCTGTATAAGCGTATTCCTGTGCCGCTCCTACAAGTTTAATACCTCTGTCTATCTGGTCAACAATAGCGTTGGAGGTGTCGATTAGGTTGTCTAACTCACTGCTGTGTGCTACGGAACTTAGCACTAACAGAGATAATATCATCTTCTTCATCTGTGTCCTCTCCTCCAATATTTAGTATAGTGTTGTACCATTCGGTATTTCCTGTGTAGTCAGGTATGTATATCTTTGGTTGTCTCTTCATTATCAATACTGCACGTTTACCAACAACTAACTTACCGTTGCTCAGTATGGGGCAAGGTGTTCCTGACAAGAACATACTCTTCCATACTTCTACTGCTTCACACATACGGGCTACTGCGGCTACCTTCATTCCTAAGTCGGACAATAACTTAGCATCTCGTCTACGGTCACAGTTAGGGTCTACTTCATAACTACCGCTTGACAACCCTATTCCTACTGTCTGCAAAGAACCACCTGAACCCTTGAGACAGGTGTCCATACCGTTTGACATATAGCTTGGGCTAATGGCAGAGCCTACTGGTATTTCGCTACTGCTTCCTGCACCATTGTATGTGTTACTTGTTGATGTATCCGTTGTGTTATTATTACTGTTTGTTGTACTGTTGTCCCCGTGAAACGTATTCAAAGAACCTTCCTGCGCGTTGTCACCCCAAGTAGCTACTGACAACAACATTAGTAAACAAAATAGTCTTATCACTTACGTAAGTTCTGTACTGTGTCTGATTCCCAGATACGAATACCTAGCCATACTATAGTAAACAGACTAGCTAAAGGCGGCAACCAAGCCGCTAATGACATAATACCAGTTGATGCCGCGGCTAAGTCTAAAACTTGCTTTCCTTCTTGGGTCATGGTCATGTCCTTATGCGTTTTCTAGGGTTGTAATACGGGCTTCAAGTTCTTGTATAGTTTTAACCAATAGCGGCACTAGCTTAGATTGGTCAATACCTTGATACTCAGGATTGCCGTCAGCATCTACAGCATCTTTTTCTCCTGTCACTGCTTCAGGTACTTGGTCAGCTACTTCGTGTGCTATAAAACCATCTACTCTATAGTCCGAGCCTATCCATTGGAAATTACAAGGTTTAAGCGCAAGTGTTCTAGCGGTTGCGTTAGGTACAGCCTGTATGTCCTCTTTAAGTCTGTAGTCAGAACTTGTGTTGTATGCTGTAGCCGCATAGCTAGATACAATACTACCTACTTGTGTGTTTTCACTTTTTATAAATCGAATTTGATTAGTACCCGCGCCTGAAGAAAAACTTTTCATCGTTAAACCAAAAACACTACCATTTCCTGAATTTGTTATTTGACTGCCTGTATCAGAAACAACTAAAGGGGTTGTTATAGTCCCTCCGTCAAACTTATCAAACTCTAAGTCTACTACAGACGAACCACCTGAACCACCAACAAAAAGTTTTTTGTCAGCAATGTTTACAGCAAGCTCACCTTGAGCAAGACTGCTAGGTGTTCCTGATGTTGTTTTGTTTTTAATTTTAATTGTAGCCATAATGTTTACCTATTGTTTACCAAGGTGTACCAACAACCACAGACGGACTAGCTTGTTCCGCTAGGTCAGCGTCTAGTGATGCTTCGAGTGCTGTTGTATCTAAAGATGCTTGTACCCATGCAATCACAGCGTCTTCTGTAAGGCTGTCATAAGCTACATAGCCATCAGCAGATGAGTCAGGAGTAAAGCTAACAGTACCATAGGAAGTAGCTACGTTTTCACCAGAGGCTTTGTTTACTTGCCAATGGGCTACGATAACGCCACCGTCTGTGTTGCTTTCTAAGGTTGAGATTGTAAAGTTCATTTATTACTCCTATGAGAATACAGCAGAACAAACTGCTTGTACGTTAGTAGGTTCAGAACTGTAGTCATCACCTGAGTTAATTACATGACGGTGGTAACTGCTAGAGATTACTTCACCATCTTCTAATACTTTAGTAGCAGTTCGTACTTGGACTACTGTCCCTTCTGTAGTAGTTACTACTTCTATTTTGTCTGCTGATACTTCTTTTGTTAAAGCCATTTGTTTTTCCTTTTGTCTGCCCCTAGCATCCACTAGGGGTATTGGTTATGTTGCTACGTATGTACCGCTAATCATTAAGTCTTTTACATTGGAGTTTTCTAGTTCTGAAGTACTGACTGCACCTTTTGAACTGCCTTTTCTTACCGAGATATACGAAGCACCACTACTGACGTAGCCACCAACTGTCGTGTCTGTTTCATCAAAAGAAAACAAGTCAGCGTATGTAATTGAGTCAATAGGACTGTGTTTGCTTGATGCAAAAGGTAAGCCCGCTATACGAAACTCGCCTGTGAGGGAATGACCAGATGCTAAAATATCACTTAGGTAAGCTGTAAAGTGTACTACTCTACCTATTTTTGTGTAAGAACTATTAAACGCATTAATAGAAAGAGGACTACTAATACCGCTAGATGAACCATATAGTATAGGTGTCCAAGTACCTTCCTCATAGTCATCTAGCTTGTTGGCTGAACCTGTGCCACCTAAGTGAACACCACCAGATAGGTAGAGGTCTTTGTAACGACAACTAGAGTTACCGAGGTCTATGGTATTGTCATCAGCAGAAAACGGTCTAAATGCTCCTGAATCAAAATGTATGTTTGCTCCAGAGTTACCAAAGGTAAACGCTGACCCTGTGGAAGCTATAGAGAGGTTTCCAGAGTTTGTGCTAATAGACCCTACATCTACAGCATCCTTTTTAAACTCAATCATATTTGCATCTACACCAGTTGCATTCAGGTGTAGCATGGCTTGAGTTTGTGCTGTGGCTTCTCTAGCTATTTGAACATAACCACCTTCAGCTAAAACAATACCTTTACCTGTTGTATTGTTATCAACATTGCTTTCAGTAGTACCCACCAATACGTTGCCTGATGAGTCAATACGCATCTTCTCAGAGCCACTCAAATCAAAGCGTATTCCAACAGCACTGGATTCAATCTCATTAACTGTGTCGTCATCTTCTAATACTATAGTTACTGTATC